GTCCCGCTTTCGCTCACGCGCATTCCCCTGGTTGTTGTGCAAGACAGGCTTTGCAGCGTCCATGCCCGCGGGCGCGTTTTGGCCGGAGCGGCGGCGTCTTTGCGCCGTTAACGTTAAATTCACTATGACCTTTAAGAAATCAGTAACTTATGTGTCTCACGGCCTGCTTTTCCGGGCGATTTCCGGCAAAAGTCTCACGCTCAATGCAGCGGCGGCTTCGGCCCGATCGTGATCCAGTTGGCAAGCGCCCAGCCAATCAGTCCGCCGGCCGCAATCAAGGCCGCCCAGATCATCTTGCCGACCGTCTGCGCGCCCTTCGCCTGCTCTTTCGCATTCTCGAATGCGCGGACAGCCGGCTTGATGTCGGTGATGTCCTTGACCGCGGCATCGAGCTTCACGGTAAGGCCGGCGACGTCCTTGACCACGACATCAAACTTCTGATGCAGGTCGCGGCGGCCTTGCGATGCAGCCTGCTCCTGCTGCTGCCACATCGTCATCAGACTGGTGACAGTCGATTGCAGCCCGCCGATCGAATGGCTCATTTCACGCAAGGCGGCTTCGGTGTTCTGATCCGACATCAGCCGCCTTCGACGGGCGCGCGATGCATCAATCCACGGATGCGATCGCGCCAGCGCTTTTTTTTAACGACCGGCTTCGCATCCGGCGGGATCACGTCGGGGATCGGCGCGCGCGCATGTTTCGCCAGCGGCTTGTCCCACTCCGGCGGCCGCGCGGCCGGCCGCTGCCAGCCGAGCCCGGCGATACCGGCTTCCGTGGTCTCGTCGATCCAGCGCTGGTCGAAATCGGTGGCGCCCTTGACGGCGACCTCAGGCCCCTTGAGCACGTGATCCTCACCGCCCTGCACAGACACCTTCGGTAGAGTTCCACACGCGGCCAGCGTTCCAGCAAGCACGCACACGGCCAACAGCCTTATTCCCCGCATCGATCGCCTCCTTGTTGTCAGCGGCGATGTCGTCGAGCGCGCGCTGGTAGCCTGCGTTGGTGTAGTGGACCTTGAAGCCGAGGAAGCCGGCGCCCGCGATCAGCGCCACCACGCCGCCGATGATCAGCTGCGTGGCGAATTTGGCGGCAAGGCCGGAAATGAAATTCATGCCACGTGCCTCCGCACCCACTGCCGCACCGGTTCGGCGCCGAAGAAAAGAATGATGAAGGTGACGATGCCGACCACGCTGAGAAACAGGAAGCCGAACACCACGGCCGCTATTTCCCAATTGCTCAACGCGCCGAGGCCGCCGAAGCCGACGCTTGAGGCCGCGGCCACGATCCAGTTGCGGGCACGGCCGAAGAAGCCGGACGCAGTGCCGGCCGGCGTCACCGGCGTCGGCACACCCTGCGGCAGCGGCGCTGCATCGGCGGCGGCGGCGTCGCTGTCGCCATCGGCCTGCGGCACGTCGGCGAACGCCACCGGCGCGACATCGCGCGAGCAGAATTCGAAATGCATTGGGTCGGTGCGGCCGCGATAGTCGCCGCCCCACAACGCGCCCTGGCGCTTGAAGGCGTCCACCACGAAATTCGGCATGGTGCCGCGCCCGGTGTTGAAACCGTTATGCGGGGCGTCAAAGTCGATTGCGGCGCCATAGGCATGGTTCGACCAGCGCGGCGTGCGGCCGGCGGCGTTGCCGGGCTCATAGCCGCGGACGTAGCGCGGATTGTAGGCGCCGGAAAAGATCGAGATCCGCGCCGCGTCGATCCTGGCCTGGCTGCGCTGGCACGTCTCCCAGATTTCGGAAAGCGCGGCGGCCAGCGCCGACGCCGCCTTGCGATGGAACATGATGTGAGGCACCCGCTTGCCGGCGTAATACATCGCAAACGGCGGCACCACCGGCACCAGCTGCTTGTCCGGCTCGCCTTGATCGGGATCGCCGTAGAAGGCGGCGAGCGAAGCGGGATCGTCGTGAGGCCAGCGGGACATCGTCCAAACCCATCCGTTGTGACGATGAGCACCATGCAACCGGCGATGCGGCGTTAAGTCAGTATCAGGGCGAGCCGCTTCAGCCCGGCGTAGGGAGGTTGGTGATCTGGCCCAGCGCCGCCTCGATCTCGTCGGCGGTCTGCTCGATGGTGCCGGCATAGTCCTCGAACCGGCCGATCGCCTGTTCGGCGCGCGCCTGGCCGGCAACGATCCGGTCGGCGACGGCATCGGCCCGGGCGTCCATCGCCTTGGTGACGGTTTCCGCAATGTTGGCGAGACGCCGCATTCCGCGCATGGCAGGCTCCTTCGAAGGTGGGGCGAAGTCAGCGATCGCCTGCGTCAGGTGCCGGTCCAGCTCGGAGGCCGGGGTCCGGAAACGTCCGCTGCGCGATGCAAGAAATCCGTTCATGGCCGCGACCATGCCGCCCGACCGGCCGCGTTAAGTGTGTTAGGGCAGCGCACAGGTCGTTTTCCATGTTCCCTGGGCGCCGGCCACCGTGCACTTGCTCGTGTAGACGTCCGATGTGTTCGTGGCGTCCGGCACCTGAAGCGTATCGCCGGCCACATAAGCGCCGGCATTGGGCTTGTTGCCGCTCATCGCCGACTGCTTGACATGATAGTGCGTCACCATCTTGCCTGCCGCCGTCGTTGCGGTTCGGCTCACCGGCAGGATGTCGAGCCCGCTCAGGTAGGTATCGGCGCCGTCGTACTTGTTGTCCTGGAATACCCAGACACTGGACTGCACATTCGCCAGTTTGTAGGCGATGCCGCCGGCCTTGACCGCCTCGACATGGTTTTTCTCGATCGTGGTGTAGACCGCATTGGCCGTATTGTTGATCCCGACGTCTGCGGTCGCTTCGCCGGCACCGACATGATTGTGGCTGACGCAGGTTCGGATCGCATTGTCGATGCAGATGTTGCCCTGCGCACCGGATGCGGCCGTGTAATTTCCAAAGACCGCGTTGTCGTGGATGATGCAGTTTTTCGGCGGCACGCTGCCGCCGTGGACGAGAATGCCTGCTTCACGGCAATTCGTGATGTAATTGGTCTCGGTGACCTTGGTGTCGACGCAGCCGTTGCCAAGCGAAATTCCGTTCTTGTGGAACTGGACAGCGTTGCCGCGCACGGAGCCGCCGAGCAATTGCGTCAGAAAGATACCCTCCAGGCATCCGGAGGCGCCGTTGCCGGCCAGCTTGTTGTTCTCGATCACCATGTTGGTCGGGTACACGGCCAGATAGATCGGGGCATACGGATATTGCGGGTTGGCCGGGTTGGTGAAGGCGCCGTAGATGTTGTCCGGATAGCAATCGACGGCAATGCCAAGGCCGCTGTTGTTGTTCTTCAGCGTGTTGCCGGCCATGTAGCAGTCTCGGAACGCGGCAACTCGCTGCGTCGCATCGGACGTGTATTCCAGCGCGAGATCGCCGCCGGTGATGAAGATGCCGCAATATGACGTTGACCCGATCGTGTTGTGGCTGACATCCCACGACACAGCGCCGGAAAGGCGAATGCCATGCGAGCCGAACGTCGGAGTTGATCCCGACAGTGTCGCCGGCATCGTCATCTTGCCGATCCGGTTGTAGCGGATCTTGATGTTGGACCAGTGCAAGGTCTGGGCCGTGCGCGGGATGGCGAGATAGGCCGCCTTGGTGGCGGTCAGATTGGCTTCGTCAATCGCGCCCTGCGGCAACCAGTCGAAGCCGATGGCGATGCAGATCGTCGCGTTGTCGGGAAATGTGTTGTCGTGAATGTCGATATTGTCGCCGCCGCCGAACCCCTGGATCAGGCCGCCCTGACCATTGTTCCTGACGCTATCGAACAAACAATGGTCGATCTCGATATCGGACGGTGCGCAAAAGGCGGAAGGGCTGGCAACGGTGCCGCCATCGCCATAGGCGCAGCCAGGCGCAATCGGAGCGTGCCATATCGCCTGCTCGGCGCCGGGCGTGGCGCTGAGCCCGGTGGAGGACACCACCTTGAAGTCCCAGCCGCTGATCCGGTTGCTGCCGAGCGGCCGCATGCCGTAAACGTGGCCGGCGCAACTGAAGCGGATCGCGGCGCCGTTGCCGATCGCCTTGATGCCGGCGGGCAGCGGCAGGCCGAGATCCGGCGTCGCTGTCGTGATCACTGCCTTGTAGATGTCGCCGCCGATGCCGTTATAGGTGCCGCCCGGAACGAACGCCGCGAGATATTCGCCGCAATCGCGCAAGGGCTGGTAGTCGTCGGCGACGTTGTTGCCGACCGACCCGAACATCCGCGGATTGACGGTGCGCTCGACCAGCTGCCACCAGGTGCCGGCGGCCGTATTCTGCCAGTGCCATGACCGCACCGCGCCTGGCGCGCCACCGAGTTTCTTGTAGAGCCCGCCGCCAAGATCGCCGGGGAAGCCGCGGCCGAGCAGCAGCACCAGGCCGACGCCGGCCGGGATCACGGCCGCGATCGCCTGCGCGCGCGTGTCGTATTGATGCACGGCGTTGCCAAGCGCAGCGGCGTAACCCGCCGCCAGCGACGCCGCCGCCTGCGAGGCATCGCGCGCGGCGACCGCATCCGCCAGGATGTCATCGGCATTGATGGGCAGCGATGCCGTCACCTCATCAATGTCGCGGCGCAGCTCCTGTTCGGTCGCGACGATGCGGTCGAACTCCGTCTCCAGCGGCTGCGACTGCACCTTGCCGGCGCGGGTCACGTCGGTGGTGCGGGATCCCGTTCGCGCGCCCTTGATCCAGACCGTGTCGCCATATTGCCGCGGCGTCAGCAGCGTGACCGTGAACAGCGCCGGAAAGGCAATCACCGGCGAGGCCGGCGCCACGACGTACTGATCGTCCGCCAGTTTGACGAAGGTGGTGATCGGCGATCGCACCCGGATCTCGACGTCATCAGGATCGAACAGGATGAAGTCGAACGGGCCGAACACGGTCTGCCCGGCGCCGGCGGTCAGGGTCGCCTGGCGGGTCTGGCGCGGCAGCGGAAAGGCGATGCTCATGGCCGCGCAGAATGGCGGCGGCGGCGCGGCGTTAACTGAGTATCAGGCCCTGCCCAAAGGTCACGGCAGCGCCGGCGCCCGCGACGGCGTCAGGTCGCCCGGCTTCCACCACATGCCCTGTCCGGTTTCGGTCCGCAGCTTCTGCTCCTGCTCGCGGAAATTCTTGTGCGCTTCCGGATCGGTCAGGTACTGCAGCTGATCCAGCACCACGCGCCGGTAGGCCGCGCGCGCGTACCACAGCGAGGATGCCACGGGCACATATCGGCCAACCTTGTTGACCGCTTCGCGGCCCAAATGCGTTGGCTTGCCCTGGATCGCTTGCTGTACATTGCCGACCGTCAACTTGCTGATATCGGTTGCAAGCCCGACAGTCGGTCCCATGATCTGTGTTGCTAGGTTCTGATCCTGCCGGTTGACGTCGGCGAACAGGAAGTCGCCGGCCAGGCCGAAACCGCCGCCGGTCTGCAGCGCCTGCAGCCAAAACCGCGGATCATCCATGCGCTGCGGATCCTTGCCGTTGATCACGTTCTTGATCTGCAGCGCCGCGGCGCCGCCCATCGTCAACGCCAGACCGAGCGACGCGGCATAGCCGGCACCTCGCGCTGCACCTTGGTGCAGCTCCTGCTGGATTGCCTGCCACTGCAGCGTGGTGAGCGAAAGCGCAAACGACTTGAACAGCAATCCGCTTTCGACCACTTCGCCCCAAAAGGATCCCTTCGGCTGCGTTCCGACGAACACCGATCGCGATCGCGCCGTCGACGTGGGCACCGCGCGCTCGGTTTGCTGCAGGATCACTTCAAGATATTGCTCGGCGATCCGGCGCACGCCGGCGGCGGTTTGCTCGGCGGCAAGTTTTTCATCCGCCGTGTCGATGCCGAGCAGCTTCTGCACCTTGGGCAGGGCAGGCCCTTCAACGAGGCCAGCCACGTCGATGGGCCGCAGGAAGCCGGCGCCACCGTTCGGCGCATGCAGCGGCGTCGATCGCAGCACGTCCCACGCGGTTTGATCAATGCCGTAGCCTTCCAGCCCGCGTTTGAGGTACGGCAGCAGCGCGTCGAACGTCACGCCGGCGTGGTCAGCGACGGCCGCCTGATAGTCCAGCGCGAAAACGTGCTTCCTCGCCTGCGTCATCGGTTCAAGCCCCGATAGCGCCATGGTGCGATCGGCCAGCCACTTCGACCATTCGCTGCCGCCGATCTGGCCGGCAAATCGGGCTTCGTCGCCGAGGATATGCAGGAAGTCATCCATGATGATGCCGGAGCGGACGGCCTCTTGCTTGGTGCCCTGCGAGAACGTCTTGACGACGCCCCACAGCGCCTTGGTCGCCGGCAACCCGGAGAGGTAGCGCGCGGATGCGTCAAGGAACGGATCGGTCATGGCGGCCGTGATCGAAGCCGATCCGAGCAGCGCAGACGTCAGCATGTTGCGAACGTTACCGAAGCCGATCGCCATGTTGCCGGACACCACGCTGCGGCCGCGCACATACTGGTAAACGCTATCAATCCGCCACGGCAGATAATCCAGTTTGTCGCGCACGCCTTCGGCGGCCTTGTTGCCGGGATTGTAGAGCGAGGGCTTGCCGGCTATCGATTTGCCGGCTTCAACCTGCACGATCTGCTTGAGCCAGTTCATCGTTGCGTTCGGGTTCGGTCCGAATTGCTCCATCGCGGCGACGTCGCGCGCCATGCTGTTGATGTGTTCGAAGATTGATTTAAGCGGATCGCCCTTGCCGAATTGCTCGTTGTATTTCAGCCAGTCATCCGCCGACTTGAAATGCAAAAACCGATGGTCCGATCGCTGCGACGCCAGCATGCCGGCGCCGCCTTGCGGCGTCGCTTGCGCCGTGCGCGTCGACCAACCGTCCGTGGTGACGGTATCGAACGCCGCATCGAGCGACTGTTCGAGCCGCGCCGGCGTCAATTTTTCGCCCGTTAGCGGATCCTTCATGCGGTCGGTATCGAGCAGCGGCCGGATAAAGCCTTTCCACTTTTCCTTGCCGACATTGAGCAGCGCGCGCGCATCGTGATATTGCGGCAGGTAGCCACCCTCGATCTTGCCGATCGAGCCGCCGGCAGCATTGAAGCGCTGACGCAGCGTCTCGAACACGGACTGGATCGCGTCCGCCATCGCCTTTGCTTCCGGCTTGCCACTGGCCTCGCCGAGCGTGTCGCGCACCACATCGGTCAACAGCGGCTTGTTGAAGCGCCGGCCGGTCAATAGCGATCGGCGGAAGGTGCCGAGCACATCGGACAACTCGCCGTGAACCAGCGACACGATCGCCTTGGAACGGCCGGCCAGTGAGGAGGTGCCGGCATAGCCATGGTTTTCGATCAAGTTGAGCACCGCGCCGAAGGCGTCCGCCTTGCCGTCCAGCCCGCGATAGCCCGCGACATATTCGGCGAGCCGGTCCTGGGCGGCATCCTGCAGCAAGACATGCCGGCGCGCTTCGATGCCTTCGGCCCGCAGATCCGCTTCCAGCTTGGCCTTGGCGGCGCCGGCCGCGGCGTCGTCGCCGAGCGACAACCGCGCCTGGGCAAACTCGGCGTCGAACCGCGATTGCAGCTTCTCGGCTTCTTCCTTGGAGATGGCGCCCTGGTCGACGGCGGCAATCAGGCAGTCGCGGAATGACATCGGTTAACCTTTGCTCATCCCTTGCAGGATGCAACGAGATCGGCATGCTCGCTTGGTTTGCCAGCTTCCGCAAGGGCGGCCTCCCGGCTTATGAACCGGACATCGCGGCCATCGTCCCGGCCGGCCACCGCGATGCTGTCGAACAGGCTGGGTTCTTTCGGCGCCGGCAGCGTCACCTCGGTGATGGCGTTGCCGGCGTGCTGGCCCCGATAAGCCTCATGTCCCGACACGTCCGTGGCAGGCTTCCACAGCTCTACGGGTGCCTTGCCTACTTCCGGCGTCGTGGTGAACGGGATGTCGCGGGAGGACGGCGAAATGCCCCACTTGTCGGCGGCTTCGTTCCACGAGAGCAGCGAGGCCTTTCCATCGGTGATGATGACACGAAAGCCCTTCTCATTCGCGCCAGAGATGCCCGCACCGGACAGGGCGCTGGCCTTGTCCGCATCCACATAGATCGTCTTGGCCGTGCGCGGTTTCAGGCCGCTGTCACCCTCGTGGCCGGCATCAGAGCGGGCCGCCTTGTCGCGGGTGGTGGTCCCGTCCTCGTGGACGACGTATTTGGACCCTTTGGCCGTGGTGAAGCCCGTGGCCTGAGATGCCCCGCCATGACCCTGCGGGGCCTCAGGGCTCGTTATTTCGGTCCGGGTCGCGGCGGCGGTCTCGGCGGACGCCAGCGCCTCCGGCGTACCCGGCTCCACGGCGCGGGCTGGTTTAAGCTCCGGGGAGGCCAGCAGCCCGTTGAGGCCGTCGCGATCGAGCAGGGTCCGGACGTCGTCCAAAAACCCTTCGGCGGCCTTGGCCGGCTTCATGCCCTCGGCCATCTGCGCCGCGGCCCGGTTGAGGGCATCCGATACCGGGCCGGTCCGACGCGCCAGGCGGGTCAGCATGTCTTGCAGTTGGGCGGCATCCTGTGCTCGAGCATCGTTGCTGCCGCGCGCCAGCTGGTTGCCCGCCGCCTCGATCGCGTCCGCTTTTTCAGCCAGCGTGCCGAACAGCCGCTTGTCCTTTGCCAGCCCGGTCAGGGCGGCGTCCAGCACCTTGACGCGCTCGCCCATCAGCGATCGCGTTGCCGTGGTGGCGCCGAACAGGCTGATCTGCTCCTCTGGCCGGAAACCCGCCGCCATGATTTCGCCGATCAGGACGCGGGCCTCCCGTTCGGTGTCGGGCGCGAAGCGCACCAGATCCGACAACACGCCGGCGTGCTGCAGACGGTCCGGCACCATCGATCCGACCGCGGCGGCATAGTTTGGTGGCACCATGCCATTGATGGCCATGCCGAAGGCTTCGTCGGACAGCCGCGACAACGCGATCGCGTTTTTCATCATCGGCGAGGACACGGGCAGGGAGCCGTCGAGCAGGTCCGGCCGGTCGCGCAATACCCGTGCGGCATCGAGCGCGTCGCCGGAGCCTTCCTGCATGTTCTTCTTGGCGGCGATCGCGCGGACATCTTCAGCGGTCCAGCCGTCTTTTTCGCGGAAGGTGAAACCGTCGAGCTTGACGCTGGTATCGGTTTCGCCGAGCCGCTTCGCCAGGCCGAGCCGCTGATGGCCATCCGCGATCACACGCGTGCCGTCCGCTCGCTCGAATACCAGCGTCTTGCCCGATGCCAGCGGATCGAACGCCGTTACATGCTTGAGCCGATCGGTGACGCCGGCCGCATCGCCGCCGCCCTTGTACTGGAACGCGACCGCGTCCGTGGCGAGATCCTGCGGATTGAACCGCTCGAACGTCACCGGCTTGCCGTCGACCATCTGGCGATCGCCTGGTGCGGCCGGCCGGGTTTCATCCAGCACGCGGACCTGATCGGGCGCCCGCGCCGGCGTCACGATCGGGATTTCCGGCGGCGGGTTGGTGGCGGGATCCTCAGCGTGGCGCACCGCCTGGGCGGTGAGGTCGGCATGCTGATCCGGCGCGATGCCGGGCGGAGGTTCGCCGATCGCGTCCGCGTCGTTGGCCGCATCGGCCGCGGCCGTCCGGATCTGGCGATCGGCGGCATCGTCGATCTTGACGCCGAGCGCGTCCCCTACGGTCCTGACATCATCAGGCGTAGCCGTGCCGGCGCCGATGCGCTTCAACGCTTCTTTCTGTCCAGCCTTCCAGACGTGAAAGCCCTCGATCGCGGCGCCCGGAATGGCGCCGAACACAAACGCCATGCCGACATTTTCAAGCGCCGGCACCACGCCGTTTTTCTCGCCGATCTCGCGCCGCCATTCCTGCACTGCCGGCTGCGCCGCCGCCTGCAGGCCGGCATTGAACAGCCCTTGCTTGATCGCGCCCCATCCGATCTTGCCGAGCGCGGTCTTGGCCACCGAGGTGCCGGGACCGACGAACAGCGATCCGAGAAATAGCGGATCCCGGCGCGATCCCCACAGGCCGCCCGCCACGGCCGCGATGAAACCGCCATCGGCATGCTCGCCGTCATAGGCCGCCGACTTGGCGATCGCCGCCGCCTGGTCTTCCAGCGACTGGCCGAAATTCAGCGCCGCCGCGTTGTCGGGAAAATTTCGTGCCACCTCATCCATCTTCTCGTTGAAGATGTCGCGCTGCGCCGCCGGGATCCGGTTTAAGTCGATCGGGCTGGCGCCGGTCAGCGGCACGCCGAGGCGTTCCTGCGCTTCCATCGCGTAGCCACCGCGAAACGGATTTTCCAGCTGGATCCCGGTTCGCTCCTGCACCGTCCGGATCCGATGCTCTGCCGCTTCGAACAATGCATTCTCACGCGCGTTGACCGTATCGACCAGCCGGGTCTGCCGCTCGGCGGCGAGAACGCCGGCGCCGAACTTCTCGCCCATCTTGTTGACGTCGCCCCAATCCGGATTGTTCAACTTGTTGATGCCGTCAAGCGTGGCATCGTCCACCTTAAACATGTCGCGCATTGAAAACGTGAACGGTTCATTGTTGCCCGGCGTGCCGAAGGTGATTTCCTTTTCGCGAGGATCCGACAGGAACATCAGCTGCCACCCAGGAAGGCGCCGGAGATCCGCGGCGCCACCTTCTGCAGCGCGTCGAACGGCAGAACGAACGGCGCGCCATCGGCCCCGCGCATATATTTCGGATCGTTGGAGGACGGATCGCCCATCGCGAAGCGGTAGCCGCCGCGCACCGCGATCGGGATCGCGCCTGCGAGATCCCGCGCGCTATACGGTTTGCCGTCCGCCGTTTGCGGCGGCACGGGCAGGGATTTCAAATCGTCATCGCGAAACGAGCGCACCACGTCACGGAAGGCGTCGGCGCGGATGTTGCTGGGCACCGGCACCTTGTAGGAGGACCAATAGCCGGGCTTGTAGTCGGCGACGCCGCCATACTGCACGCCGCCGACAAAGTTGGCCCCGGCCGCCTCCTGCAGCGCGCGCTTGTAAATGGTTTCGGCTTCCGCGCCCTTTGGATCGATGTTGCCGAGCCGTGCGCGGGCGATCGCGTCCGCCGTGGTGCGGATCCGGTTGCCGTCTTCGCCTTGCATTGCAAAAGCGGCGCCGAAGGTTTCGCGCGCCGCCTTGCCGCTGGTTGACGGCGGGATGCCCGGTAAATCCTTGCCGGTTTCCGCCTTGACCCGCGCCGCCGTGAAAGCGTCACGCGCGGCCGACAGTGAACCGCCGTTCGCGATGATATTGCCGGCCTGCGCCAGCAACGGCGCATCCGTCGATATCTCGCGCAGGATCGCCGGCGCATCGGCACCGGCGCCCTTGACGATCGCGCCGGCCAGCGCCAGCGCCTGCGACCCGCCGCGATCGACGATTTCTTTAAGCCGTTCGCTTTCTTCTGGTCGCAGGAATTGCGGCGCGCGCGACAGCTGCGAGCCGACCGCGCGCGCCTGGGCGGTGCGGTCGCGGACTTGCGCGGCCAGCGCGCCGGCGGCCGCCGGATCCTCGGAGGCGGCAAAGCCCTGAAAGTCGATCGGCGCCACCGCCGGGATCAGGCGACGCGCGGCGGCATAGCCGAGCTGATCGGTGTTGATCGCCTTGCGCTGTTTTTCCAGCTGCTTCTCGGCGAACTCGATGATCTCTGCCGCCGGCGCCGTCGCGCCGCCCTTGCTGGCCTCGGCGCGAAAGCCCGCGACCAGGCGGCCGGCATCCTCGATCGAAAGGTTGCTCATCACGGTTGCGAGCTTGACCTTGTTTTCGCCGGTCGCGATCGCAAGCTGACCCTTCGGCGTCTTGGCCGCATCGCTGGTGAGGTAGCGCGTCCACTCATCCGCCGGCGTCGGCAAACCGCTGGCCGCGCGATCGACATAGTCGCTGATGTTTTTGGTCAGTTGGGTGACGCCGGCATCGGTCGCGGTCCGGACCGACTTTTCCAGCGCCTGCAGGCTGCTATCCAAAGTCTGGAAACCATCCGCCGTCAGGCCCCTGAATTCACCCTTGGCAAATTTGTTCTTGGCGTTCTCCCGATAAGCGGCAATCGCTTCCGGCGTTTTCAGCGTGGCCGCCTGCGCCAGTGCCGCGATCTGCAGCACATCGTTGCGGTTCTTGATCTTCAGCTTGGCGCCGGCTTCCGCGGTGATGGCGTCGCTCTCGATCTGGGCGTCGATCATCTTGTCGGCGCGATCGAGCTCGATCCCGATATTCTTTCCGGTCAGCGGATTGTTCGGATCGGCAGCCGCCATCCGCGCCGCGTTGGTCTGCGTCGCCGTGACGTTGCTCACCAGCGAGGCCCGGCTTTCGTCCTTGACGCCGTCCTCGAAATTCGAAAGCGCCTTGTTCTCATACGGCATCCGCAGCCGCGCGAACTGCGCATTGAAGTCACCGCGAATGTGATCGAACACATCGTCCGAGGACATCTTGGAATGCAAGCCGTCCAGCGCCTGCTTCAGGGCCGCCGGATCGTTCTTGTAGGTCTCGTAGGTCGCCTGCAGATTGTTGCGCAGCTTGGCGTCGAGATTGTTCTCGTAGGTCTTGGTGGCGGCGTCGTTGAACGCCTTGCCGCGGATGGTCAGCGAGCCGTCCGGCCGGTAGTGCGGGTCGAGCCCGGCGACCTTGCCGGCGGCATCGCCTTCCTGCTTGGCGGCATCATCGGCTATCGCGCCGAATGTGCTGGCGACGCGGCCGGCCGCATTCGACATTTCGGTTTCGAATGATCCGTCCGGGCGCGACACCGGCAGCAGCCCTTCCGGCAGCAGCCCGTGCGGATGAAACGGCTCGATCGGAACGGCGCGTGCGAATTTGTTCGGCATGTCAGCCCCGCTTTAGGAAGGATGCCGCGCCCTGCAGCGCTAGCGCCGCGGCGGTGCCTAGCCCGCCGGCCGAGGCCTGCCGCGCTTGGATGCGGTAATTCGCCGAGCGCTCGCGCAACCGCGCCACCCGGCTGTCCTCGGTGTCCTGATCGATACTGAGCGCCCGCTCGCCTTCCTTGACTTCCTGCGCCCGCGCGATCACCGGCGTGCCGAACGACAGGTCGGTGCCGCTGGCTGCCGTGGCGACGTCGCGATTGCCGAGGTGCGCCGCCATGGCGGCTTTCAGCGAAGTGCGGCGGTCCAGCCCCTGCACGGCTTCCAGCCGGCTTTGCGTGACCGCATCGTCGGCCTGCGCGTCGAGCGCCATCGCCTTGGCCTCGCCGGCGCGGTTGGCATTCAACACCGACAGCACGGTAGCGCCGCCGCTCAACACGCTGGCCGCGGTGCCTACGCTCGGCAGGAACGACGCCAGCCCTGCGACGCCGGCCGGGCCGGTCGCCGCGGTCGCGGCCGCGGTGCCCGCTGCCATGCCTGCTTCTGCCACCGATGCCAATGCCGCGGCTGCGAATTCCATGGATCAGCTCCGCGCTTCGATGACGATGCCGCGCCAAGCCAGATGGCCGGGACGGATCTGGGTGACGGTGACCTGGCCGGTATCGCTGAAGCCGGTCAGGCCGGTGATGACCTCGGTGCGGTTGACCGGCGCCTGCGGCGCATCGACATCGTCCGAGATCCGCGACAGCGCGACATTGCGCGCCGGCCGGTCGTTGGCGCCGACCGCCACCGAGGTGGTATCGACCAGGTCGATCCGAACGGTGTGCACCCGCTTCGGCCGCCGCAGCACGGTGCGCTCGGCTACCTCCGAGGGCAGCGGCAGCGTCTTGGCGAGCGGCGGCGTCCAGCGGCCAACCCTGACATTCGCCGCCGCGAAATCCAGCGTGATCTGCCCGGATGCGACCGTGAACGGCCCTTCGACATAACCATCCGTCTCGGCCCAGACTTCAGCGCCTTCATGCACCGCAAGCCCGGTGACGATCGCCTGCGGCGGGTCGAAGCTCTGTTCGACCACGTCGTCGAAGATCAGCCCGTCTTCCAGCCGCTCCAGATGGATTTCGGTCGCGCCGGCGACGGTCCGCTCCACCAGCAGATGCGGCGCGTTCTTGCCGTCGACGCAGGCCGACTTGACCAGCCCCGGCGTCTGCCAGCGCACGAACGAGGTGACGTCCTGATTGCGCAGCATCACGCCAACGGTGGCGCTGCCGTCCTCGCGCGGCATCCACAGCCGTGCCGCGTTGGTGACGCCGCTCGGCCGCTGCAGCGCCATGTCGGTCATGCCGTTGACGATGTGCGAGGCCAGCAGCGACATCGGCGCCGACACATAGGACGTCGCCACTTCGTCGTAGCTCGCCGCGTACAGCACCGATTTGTTGTGCGAGGCAAAGATGATCTCGCCTTCATTGGCGATCACCGGCAGATCCGCCGCCGAGCCGTAGCGCGACGAGTTGACGATGGTCGGCGGCTTGGTGCGATCCAGCGTCCGGTCGGCGACGAAATATTCGCCGTCCGAGGTGAACAGCAGCAGGTACTTGTCGCGCACGATGCGCTGCAGCTGCTCGGCGCCATCAGTGTCGATGTTGGCGAGGATGGCGCCGGACGCGCCGGTGAATTTGGTGTTGAGGTCGAAATATTCCCCGGTGGCGCTGGCCAGCCAGGCGCTGCGCTTGGCGTTGAAACCGCCGGTCAGCAGCCGGTCCTGGTAGAAATTGCCGCAGGCGGCATAGCCGCGGCTGACCGAGAACAGGTCCTCGCCACCAGGATCGCCGGTCTGGGTGTGCGTCATGGTCGCGGCGCAGTCGGCGGTATTGACCACCTGCGCCGACAGCGAATTCGATTTGCCGAGGTTGGTCGCTCCGGTGAATTGGATGGTGAACTTGACCGACCCGACCAGGCTGGTGGTCGACGTCACCGTGGTGCCCGGGCCGACCGTGCTGACGGCCTCGATCGCGGCCTTGAGGTTGCCGGCAAAGGCGACCCAGTCTGGCGTATGCGAGCCGGTGACGACGGCGGTATTCTCGCCATTGACCGACAGCGTGACGGCGACATCGGCGCCGCCGACGAAGTCGCTGTCGGCGCTGGGATAGCGGATGTACATTTCCCAGGTGTCGACCAGCTGGTTGCCGTAGCTGCCGCCGAGATCCGCCAGCGGGATATTCTCGAACGGGATATCCGACAGCAGCCATTTGGTGTCGGCGCCGTCGCGCAGGATGCGCTGCGATTTGGTGCTGGACTGGAACAGCAGCATGGTGTCGAGCCGCTGCGGCGTGTCCAGCGTCGCCAGCTGGCTTTCGGCAAAGCCGGTCGCGGAGGCGCCGACCCAGACGCCATCGCGGTAGAAATCCACGACATGGTCCATCATCACCGCAACGTAGGTTTGCGTCAGCGAGAAGGTGAACGGCCGCGCCCGCGCATTGGCCTTGGTCGCGGTCTCCGTCAGCACCACCAGAGCCGAGGCGGTGAAGCTGGTCGAGGACGGCGGCGCCGAGACCATGCGGACCCGGACCGCCGTGGTGTTGACCGACTGCCGCGGCGGCAGCGCCACCGCGAGCGTGCCGGCATCGACGCCGAGAGTGAACGGCGCGCCAAAGGCGAGATAGTTGCCGCCGGAAAAATATTCCACCTGCAGGATGGCGCCGAGCAGCTGCGAAGCCGCCCAGCCCGGCAGCTTCACGACCGAGACGTTCGATGCCACAAAAGTGGCGGTCGCCAGCACGGCGCCGGCGACGTAGGATCCCGCCGGCACCGTCGATCCCGTCAGTGCGATCGCGGCCAGAAGTTTGCGGATCCGGCCGAGGTGCCGCGTCCGCATCGACAGCTTCGATCCGCCCTGCGGCACCGGTTCGATGTTGAGAGCTGTGGCAAGGCCGGCAAAGAACTGCTTCAGGTCGGTGCGGCCATGCACTTCCGGCGCCAGCTCACCCGCGTTGTTCGAAGCCTGATAGGTGCCCGGCCTGGCAACCATGGCTAGGACAGCCTCGCGTCGGAGAGCGGGTCGCGCCACTGCGGCGTTGCGGTGCGCGCCTTGGCCGCATCGCTGGCCATCGCGCGACCGATGAGGCCGCCGCGGCCCTGTTCCTGCGGCGTGCCTTCGCCGTTTTCGCGCAACGTCTTGGCGAGCCCGGCGTCATGCGTCACCGGCACGCACAGATCGGCCGCGATCAGCGTGGTGACGCCGTGCGTGAACATCGGGTCCCATATCGGCGGCGCCCGCATCACGGTGACGACGGCCCAGACCTGGTCGCGGTCGGCATAGAGCCATCCGCTCTCGATCAGGAACTCGCGCAGCGGGTCTTGCGGGCAGCGCGGATCGGAGAGCACCTTGCGCGGCGCGCCGAGCCGCGTGCCCGGCAGCGCGAAGGCGTTGCGCCATCCATTATTGAAAATAAGCCCCGTGGCGTCGTAATCGTTCTCGGCGGTCTTGGCGATCGCGTCGAGCTTGTAGGTCTTGCCGGCAAACGACCATTCATGCATCGCCAGCACGGCCTGCAGCCGGTCGTAATAGACCGCGACCACCTGCGCCGCGAGATCGGTATCCTCATCCTCAGCCATGATCGCGCCGGCGCCGATCCGGGCCAGCGCGTTGTTCATGATCTTGAGGTGGTCGGTGACATCGGGCATCGGCAATCCCGCGGGAGAAAAGCGGAGCAGGGCGCTTGCGCCCCGCTCCAGTCTGGGAGGTTTTTACGCCGCGTTGAGGGAGGCGATCGCGTTGTTGAGATCATCGTTGCGCACGGTGAACTCGACCCAGCCGTCGCCTTCGATGAACGCGGTCACCACCGAAGCGGTCACGCCAAGGGTCTGCCCCGCGGTGCCGACATTGGCGGCGGTCACCGCGGTGCCGGCGACGGCGCCGCCGATCGTGTTCTGATTGGCCGAGGTCAACGCCATCACGCCGCCGGTCACCGGCGTGCCGTTGATGTCGGGCGTCAGGGTCGCGGCCTTGGCCGCCGTTGTTGCCGGCTTGGCGGTGCGGAAGTTGGTCGCCAGAAGCGTGAACGCGAACGGGACCGCCACCTTGAAGGTGCCGGTCGCGATGTCCAGCAGCTGCAGCGGCAACAGCACCGTCTGCTTCGCCACGTTGGCGCCGAGCGACGCGCCTGGCGTGCCGCCGGTGTTGTCGGTCAGCGGCTGCTGGCCGGCCGCCGCCACCACCACGGGCGATACGCCCTTGGCCGAGGTGACGACCACCACCATGGTGCCGATCGTGCCGCCGATGCCGTAGACCACGGTGATGCGGTCGGCGATATCGAAGCGCTTGTAGTCGGCGTTGAAGTAGTTCGCGGTCAGCACCTGCGCCTTGGTGTCGCCGGTGGCGTAATAGAATTCCGACTTGGAAACCCCCGCGGAGAACGGCACCGAGCCGATGCGGACGAGGGAATTGGGGTCGTAGGACATGGTAGCTCCTGTGTCGTTGTTCAGCGGGAAAGGGCCGCGCCGGGATGATCCCGGCGGGTCGTCAGTTGATGACCAGCGGATCGTCGATCTTGACGCGCAGGCGCTTGACGCCGGCGGGCTGCAGCGTCTTGGCCGCACCCGACATCACGGTGTTGTAGACCCACGCCGTGATCAGGTTTTCGTAGGTGATCTTCGACGACATCGGCGCGTTCTGGCCGAAGCCGACATTGGCCTTGTTCCAGAGGTAGGTATCGACGCTGTGGCTGTCGAAGGCAGTGAACATTTCGTCCGGCGCCTGGAACACATGGATCCGGTTCCACGTCTTGGCGTCGGACATGGTCTTGAAGATCAGATCGTCGCCGGTGTAGTCCTTGTTGTTGAACACCTTGTAGAGGCACAGCGCCTCCCACGACATCGACGGCACCGGCAGGAAGAATTCGTTCTGCTTCATCATGCCGAGCGCGTTGATCTGCGCCTTGCCGGTCGAGAGCTGGATCGGCGAGATCGGCGCGGTGCCGTTGCCGATGGTGGTGATGTTGCCGGCCTCGATGTCCATCGCCTCCATGATGATGCGATCGAATTTGCGGCCGAGCGACATCGCGCCGGCTTCCTGGATCTTCGACCGGTACTCGACGGAGATCTTTTCGGGTTCGAGGTGGCGGACTTCCTCGTAGAACTGCCAGTCCGTCATATCGACGGTCTTGGTGGTCTTGCCGAGATTGGCCGCCTTGCCGCGCTCCGGCGTCTTGCCGAAGGGCTGCGCTTCGCCGCGGCCCATGAAGAAGAATTCCAGCGTGTTGCCTTTCACTTCGACCGGAGCCGAGGTGGTGCCGCGCAACAGGAAGCCTTCGGACTGCAGCAGATGGTGAACGCGGGTATCGTACTGGATGGTGTACCAGTTGGGAGCTTCGATGCTCATGGGGTGATCGTCCTGATTGTGGGTTGCAAAAACGGTTGCAAGAAACCCGCTATCGGCCGATTGCCGCGGCGCCCTCTGGTCCACCTCTCGCGAACGCGCAGCGTTCGTCGAGTGCAATTGCAGTTGGCGTCCGCAGGTCCATCCCTCGCGGTCGAGGCGAGAATGCTGCAGGGCGCGCGGCGTTAACTGAGTTAGGAGGGGAAGCAGGTGCCGGAGAAATAGGTATGCGTCGTCCCGCCCGACAGGGCGGTGGTGCCGCCATTGGTGGCGACGTTCACCTGCACGGAATACACGTCGGTGCCGTTGGCAACGTCCCAGAGGTTGATGTCGCAGCTGTAGGAAACGCCGGCGGAAAACGCCAACTCGTAGTTGTCCTTGAAGCGCACGCCGTTCTTGAAGATCGACCCGATGAACAGGCCGCCGGCAACCTGGTTGGAAGCATAGCTAAGCAGTGACACCTGCAGATTGACCAGCCCGGCCGGCGGCGTCCACGCGTCGCTGGAGAAGTAGTTGCCCTGGTCGTAATCCTCAGTGCCAAAACTGACAGCGGTGAAATTGCTGTTGGGAATGCCGACCTGGTCGGTACCGCCCTTGGTGGCGCGAAACCCGACCGGCTTCTTGGCGAACAAGCCCGCGATCCATGCCTTGATGCCGCCGAACGTGTAGGGCTTCGGCGTCGCGCTGGACTGATCGTCGGCGCCGAACAGCACGCTGTTGTCGCTGGCCGGCCCGTCGGCGTCGGCGGAAATCACTTTGAGATCATAGTCAGCCATCGCTTAGCTCCAGTACAGCCGGCCTGCGGCCCACACGAGTTGATTGCCGTTCCACAGCAGGCGGAACGAAAGCGCGGCGCCGCCGCTGCCGCGCGGGCTTCCCATCGACAGGCCGATCTGCAGGTTGGCCGCGCGCGTCATGGCGATCCCTCAGTAATAGGCGACGACGGATGCCGTGGTGCCGGTTCGCACCTGCTTGATGCGGACCGGGATGATGGTGCCGGCGGCGACCGACAAACGCGTCACCGCGACGCTGTCGGCTTCGGCAATCGTGACGACGTCGCCGGCCGTGATCACCTCGATCGCCTTGCAGACGCCGCCGGGCAGGTCGGCATTGGCCGGCGTCACCAGCACCTGCGACTTGGCCGGCGCCGAGCCGCGGGTCGCATCTTCCGGACTGTCGTAAGCTGACGATGACATGGCCGCGCTCTCCTGTTAGCCGTAATGTTTCTTGGTCAGCGCATCGGTCTCGCGCTGGAACGCCTTGTCGTAATGCGGCGAGGACGGATTGTTCTTGGGATCGTTGATGCGCGATTTCATCGCGTCGTCGGAGAGCCCGCTGCCGCCGCCACCGCCCATCGCCGGAATGGTTTCGCCGTTGGATCCGCGCAGCCATTCGATCAGCTTGTTGGCCGCCGGATTGTCCGCCGCGGAGGCGGCGAGGAACGAAGCGATGTCGCCGTCGATCGCCTGGCTGGCCTTGGCGCCATCGGCCCAGGCGATGTTGTCCTGCACGCGCCTGGCGCCGGCGGTCAGCTTGTCGGCGTCGGGCGCATCCTTCATGGACGCCGGCGCCATCGAGCGCAGCACCTCGTTGGCGTCGATCGGCGCGGCCACGAGGCCGCCATCGACCATGCTTTCGAGCAGCGGCCCGATGAAGGCCTTGAAGGTCTTGTCGGTCAGGCCGGCCTTGTGCGCGATCTCACGCGTGGCCTTGAACACCGGGTCCTTGTCGAAATTGGCGACATAGGGTTTCAGCTTGTCGCTGGCATCGAGCGCGTAGGCCTCTGGCTTGTCCGGCACCACGCCGGCATCGCCCTGCGTCTTGCGAAAGCCGGTGACGGCGGCGTGGAGTTTTTCGATGGTCTCCTTGTCGCTGCCGCCAAACAGATGGTCGGGCAAGCCCTCCGGCCGATAGGCCTGTGGCCCATCGGCCGGCTGCGGGCCAGGCGCCGGTGAGGGAGCCGGCGTCGGCGCAGGGGATGGCACCGGTGAGGGAGCGGGCGCGGGCGATGGTGCGGGCGCGGGCGAGGGCGCCGGTTCATCCGGCGACAGCAGGAAGCGCGCGCCGAAGCGGGGCTGGTAGGCGCTGATGTGGCCGACGGCGAACGCGCCGGCGGCGCCAGCGCCAATTTTTGCGCCAGCGGCCGCGACGACGGGACGTGACAAAAAATCGCTAACGCTTGCGCTTAGGTTTCGGTGCGGCACGGCGTGGCTTTCGTTCGCGGGTAGATTTTGCATGGCTTCCCTCTCGCTGTGGTGGCTGCTCGCTTCGCCCCTCGGCGATCCAGGCGAGCAACAGAAATACGGCGGCGCCCATGCCTTCACGGAACTGGCCGATCGCCAGCACCTGATCCGGTGGCATGTTCATCTGCGTGATGAAGGTCGGACGCCGCAGCGTGGCGTCGCACAGCGCCTCCAGCAATTCCTCGCCCTCGGCATCGCCGAATTTGCGGGCGGCGATGGCGCGGATCCGGGCGGTCTGCTCGATCGCGGCCTGCGCGAAGGGCGGCATATCCTTGTTGCCGTTGTCGCCGAACAGGCCCTGCAGCACATCCTTGGCGCTGCCGAAATAGCTGTCCAGCGGTTGCGCATCGCGGGCGCCGAACCGATTGGGAGCGATCGCGACCATTAGCGGACCTCGCCTTTAAACCACTTCAAAGCGCGATCGAGCAGGATCGTCGCGAGGATCAGCAACGCGATGCCCGCCATGATGTAATAGATCGTGTTCATGCGGCCTTCTTTCCGGCCTGTGCCTGCGCGGCGGCAATCTGCGCCGCGGCCTCGGCCATCTGTTTCTTGAGCGCCTTGCGCTCGGCCAGCGACACGATCAGGTTGGCCGGCAGCTGGTCCTCGGCGATCGCCTGCAGCGCATCGTCGACCTTGACGATCAGGTCGACGGCCATCGGCGAGCCCTTCACGGCGGTGACGAGCTGGATGAAATCGATGATGCGCGAATGCGCGGCGGCCTTGACCGCCTGCGTGATCGGCGAGAGCACGTCGAGCTTGACCAGCAGCGCGTCGATCTCGATGTTGGGCACGCCCTTGATCTGCTTGCGCGCCAGAATTTCGATGACGCGGCGCACGATCACCGGATGCACCTCGTTGACGATGCGTGCCCACGCGCCCATGTAATTCTGCGAAATGCGCTTCATCCGCGCCATGATCTCGGTCGCAGAGACCGGCGTCGCGCCCTTGTCCGGCAACCGGTCGTCGCCGAGCATCGACTGCACCTGCATCCGCAATTCCTGCGTGATCAGATTGCCGAGATCGACCTTGCCGGCGCCGGCATCCATCCGCACCACGTCGGGGCCGAGCACGCCGCCGGTGGCCTGCATCGGCCAGAATTCACCGGGCCCGAGCCGCACCGTGTCGGGATTGAACGCGCCGCCGGGCCGGTAGCCGTAGATCCCGAGCATCTGGATCGCGGCGGATTTCAGCGTCAGTTCGACCGCCTTGTTCAGCGTCTTGATGGTCGGCAGCGCCAGCAGGATCGGGCCGCGGCCATAGGGCTCGCCGGGCACGCGGTGATAGCGCGGCACCGCCATCGGCTGGGTCTTGTACTCGGCTTTTTTGACCGGACGCTCGCAGCCGGCGAGATGCGCGATAAAAGCCCAGC